AACTCATCCAACGAGATTGAGTTACCTGATAACGTCCTTCAAGTAGATGCTGTAGACAACACACACGATGTGGTCCAACGAGGAAACAAACTGTTCAACCGTAAGGACTACACAACGACTTTCACCATTGATGAGATTAAGGTAGATGTTACTTTCCTTCTCGACTTCACTGAGCTTCCCGAACAGACCCGCCGTTACATCACACTCAAAGCATCCCGTATGTTCTCCAACAGGCTTGTTGGTTCGCGTGAGATTGAAGCACTTATCTATCGGGACGAGATCATGGCTAAAGCAGCTATGGAAGAAGCCGAAGGAACCAACTCAGACCGCACCATCTTTGACAACTACGACACCGCAAGTCGCATCGGGATTAACCGTAGAACTGACCTTGCGTAAGCACTAACATGGCTAACATCACCACATCCGTCCCCAACCTGATCCAAGGAGTAAGCCAACAGTCTCCTCGGGTCAGGATTCCTGGTCAATGCGAGGAGCAACTTAATGCTCTTCCTACGGTCACCAAGGGACTCACCAAGCGTCCACCAGCGCGGCTTATCAAGAAGCTGACCGATGCGAACGTCTTCAACAAAGGAGACATGATTCACTTCATTGAACGCAGTGCGACCGAACGGTATGTGGTTGTTATTGAACACAGGAGTCAGAGTGACCGACAAGGTGTTCTTAGGGCTTTCAATGTGGACACAGGAGCGGAGGCAACGATTGAGGGTGTTACTGGTGGGTATAACATCAATAACAATTACCTCCAACTGAAAGCAACGGATGATACTCTTTTACCTGCTTCAGACTCCCACAAGCTCCTCAAAGCTCGCACCCTTGGAGACAGCACGTTCATTCTTAACACAACCAAGACTGTAGCGAAAGGAACGGAGAAGTCCGAAGCTCTCGACAAGTCACGCGCCTTGGTGTTCATCAAGCAAGGTGACTACGGTAAGAAGTATGGTCTTAAGTTCCGTGAATTGGGAAGTTTCAGTGGATCGGGGGCTTCCTTTACGGTGACATGGATTATAACCTTTTTCAATCAGGAGGGAGTAAGATACCGTTTAGATTCCATAGAGATAGCGGATGGTGGGGCGGGATACGCGGATGATGACACACCCACCTTAGATTTTGGGACGTTACAATGGCAGATACGACCGGAGATTGTCACCACTATTGAAAGTGGCGTTGTTACTAAGGTCAAGTTAGTTCATCCAGGGGCAACCGAAATAGGCCCGATAGAAGGGTACGGTCGCACCCTTCCGTCTATTGTCCAGTCCTCCGCTCCTTACGAGGTAATCGACATAACAACTGAAAAATCTACTGTAGGTAGCGCTAAAGAAGAAATAGCTGATTCTACAAACATCGCCAACGAACTTTACCTTGCGCTTAATGGTCAAGGTCCGACAAGCGGTTACGCAAGCGCATCGTCTCTCGCATCACAGGATTTCCGAGACAAATACACCAGCACCCTTAAGGACGGCTCAATCATCATCCAACGAAATGACGGAAGGGACTTCTATGTGGAAGCCTTCGACGGTCTCAACGGATCTGGATTAGGACTCATCCACAAAGAAGTTGATGCTCTCAGTGATCTTCCTGTGCGCTCACCTGATGGTTTCCGTGTGGCAGTCAGGGGTGACGCTGATGCTAACGAGGATGACTACTACCTTAGATTTGAGAGTAACGATGGACAAGCATTTGGAGAAGGTGGATGGGTTGAAGACGTAGGCCCAGACCTTGAAATAGCCTTTGACGCTAACACCCTTCCTTTACAACTGGTTAACACTGCTCCTGACACCTTCACACTCAACACTACCTCATGGGCGCGTCGGAAAGCTGGCGACGATGAAACCAACCCTTTCCCCTCCTTTGTCGGCAACACGATCAACAACATGGTCTTCTTCAAGAACCGCTTTGGGTTCATCTTCCAGGATGTCATCGTGTTGTCCGAGGCCGCTGAACTGTTCAACTTCTTCAGAACCACCGTAAGGACGCTTCTGGACACCGCTCCGATTGACATCACATCTGCCACCGCTAACGTGACTGACCTCCGTAGCAGCATCGCATTCCAAGAGAATTTGTTATTGTTTGGTAACCGTGGTCAGTTCGTCTTGAAGGGCGACCCGTTGACCAACGACACGGTAACACTCAATGCCATCACGAACTACAACTCGGACACCACCGCAGACCCGCTTGCAGTAGGATCGTATGTTTACTTTCCGTATGAGCGTGGAGAGTTCCTTGGAGTCCAAGAGTATAGCCTTAACGCCACCACGGATGTCTATGACTCCGATGAGATCACCACACAGATCCCTGCGTATATACCTAAAGGGGATGTGTTATTTTCTGCTGGGACATCATCAGAGGAACTCTTGGCGTTCGCTACAGGAGGCACGGACATCTACCTTTACAAATACTTCTTTAATGGACGCGAGAAAGTCCTGAGTTCATGGGGCAAGCTAACGATGCCTTTTGATGTCATTGGGATGCACTTCATGAAGAGTTCGTTGTTCTGTGTAGGCGACAAGGATGGACAGTCAGTGATCTCTGAGGTTAAGTTTGAAGAGCTTCGCGTAGAGGATGACACCACAGGAGGCTTTACGGTTCACCTTGATCTCCTCAAGAAGCACACCTTTGACCAGACTGTTGTTACTGACGCAGTGGACATCACCATCGACCTCGGGTTCGTCCCAGAGAGTGGAGATGTAGTTGAGGTGTATGACTTGGATGGAAGGAAACTGAACATTGTTTCAATTAACAACAACACCGCCACCATCCAGGGCTTCTACAAGACATGCTTCTCTGGTCTTAAATACAACATGGAATGCACCTTGAGTGAGCCTGTGTTCAAGCAAGGCAACCCTCCGACATCCTCGGGCCTCGCACGGTTGATCCTTCGGAATGGCACGTTGTTCTTTTCGGAGGCTTCATCGTTCCAGCTTGAGGTAACACCTCGCGCCCGTGACAAGAGAGTCTATTCTTACAGTCCCTTAAACATCAACGTCGATGCGCTGGGGTCGCGAGCTTCTGAGGAAGGTAAGTTTCGGTTTTCCATCTATACAGCAGCACCTGAGTCTGTTATTAAGATTGTAAATTCAAGTGCCTTTACTGCCAACTTCCAGTCCTGTGAATACGAAGCCAACGTCCACACCCGTTCAACTAGAATATAACAACGTCTACATCCGTTCTGCACTCCCAAGTGACATCGAGGACGTAGGCGATAACATGCGGGAGATAGACAAGCTGGAGTGTTTGTTAAGCTCGGGGACTCGCCCTAGAGACGCTATACGCGCCGGCCTTGAGACTGATTTCCATACATGGTCTATCTGCTCCAACAAAACCAAGAAGCCTTTGGCTTGCTTCGGGGTTGGCCCATTGATGCCGAATGACTCCAATTACATCTGGTTGCTTTGCACGGATGACTTGATCAAAGAATCAGGGAAGGAGTTCGCCAAAGCGAGCAAAGCGTGGGTTAAGTTTATTGTTAACCACTACCAACTTCCTTGTGTCAACGAGGTCCACACCGAGAACACCCTAGCGTTACGCTGGTTGAAATGGTGTGGTGCTACTGTTGAAGAGCCAAAAGAAAACGATTTCTCCTTATTTACTATACACCCCAACGAATAACATCCCTTTATGTGTGAACCTATCTCTCTCGGAATAGCTACCGGAATCGCCTCTTATGCGGGGCAACAAGCTGCTGCTAATGCCCAAGAAAAAGCTCAAGAACGAGCCTCTGCTGCTGAACAAATTAGAGCAGGACGAGCTAATACATCCATAAGAATACGAGAGGCACAAGAGAACATCGCAAGATCACAACGTAAAGAATCTGCTCAACTCCAAACCACGGAGGCTAAAGCACGAGCACGTCTGGTGGCGTTAACCGAAGCAGGGGTCGCTGGGATGTCTCTCGACAGGGTGACAGATAAACTCTCTGCCAAAGAAGCTAGATACCGCTTATCCGAGGATCGCCAAAAGCAGTTCCAAACACAACAGGCGGCATTTTCATTGGAGGAAGGAGCGCTGCGCTCTCACATGAACCAACTTAGAATTAACCAACCAATCAAGCAAGCGAGTCTCTTGGAGTCGGGCTTGGAGGGAATAAAAGCAGGGTTGGCGGTAAAACAAATAAACGACTAAACATTCACAATGACAGCAGAAGAACTTAAGGAAGCTATATCTCAAAGTCGAAGAGAGCGGGTCGATGTTAATATCGGAGAGGTATCGCTTCGCCCGACCGCTCAACCTGGAGGACAATACAATGTTCAAGTAGAGACTACACCAAAGCAGAACGCTTTGACCGACTTTGCAAACGCACTGAGACAGTTCCCTCAAATCTACGGTCAATACGCTAACATTCAAAAAGAAGCTGGTAAAAAGGAGATTGATGAACTTTCACCAGAGGAGGTAGAGGAGCGTGCTATTAACGGAGATCAAGACGCAAAAGAAACTGTTCTCAATCGTTTTAAACTCCGAGGCATTAACGAAGCTCTCTTCAATGCTAGATACGAGACAACGATCTTCCCAAGGATGGCAGCGCAGGAGCAGGAGTTTAAAGACATGCGACCAGACGCAGTTGAACAATACTTTCAAGATAAAAACGGGAACCCAATCGAAGATGAAACAGACATCATTGAGAACCTCAGACTTAAGTATGCGAGTCTTATACCTGACGACGTAAAGAACAACCCCAACCAGAAGGTGATGTATAACAAACTCCTTCGACAGTTGAATGGGGTCGCGACTAAATCCTATGCGGTGTTGGAACAGAAACGACAGAAGTTTTTGGACGAGAGTGTGTTCGCTGGGGTTAACCAGAATGCAAACACCTTTAACCTCGGTCTCCCTCAAACCGCTGACGAAGGCAACTCAGAGATCGTCGATCCCGCGGGGGTTAATATTGTCAGTAGAACTGGCGCTATGCTTCCCGAGATACAGTATCAGAACGAGGAAGAAGCCGTAAAGGAACCAACAACAATTCTAGGTCAAATCAGTGTCTATTCTCCCCAAAAACCAGGAAGTAAAATTGGTAAAATGGAAGGTGGTTACAAGG